TCGTCTTTGTCTTGATCAAGGTTGACCAGTTTAGTTACATCAGCCGATGTCACACCCGAAACCTTATTGGTCTTAGAATTAGGCATAGGCCCAGGAGGTAGTTTCGGCCCTTTTCTGTGGATGTCAGCTGCGTCAACACTTGTCGTTCCTGAGATTCCCGAGCCAACACGCGCTATTTGAAATCCGAGCAAATCGAACTGACCTGCCATCAGGTTATATGTGGTTTTAAGGATATGAACTACCGCATCAGTAGATCCTGTCTCGATAAGCATACGACGCAGAGGCCGCGGCAGATCAAGGTGATGATCGTGTACAAGAAGTTGCAGGTTGAACAACCGCGACATCTCCTTACGCAAAGCTAGGTGCTCCTGAGCAACAATCTCCATTGTCGTCTTTCCGTCGCTTGCCGTAGTTGGGTCTTCACCGCTTGCAGCTTGACTAAACCAACCCGCATAATGCGGGCCAACTTCGCTCCCGTCACTAATGTGTCCTGGGCTATTTGCCGAGATAACACCTAAGTCACCCCAATAGTCTGACAATCTACTAGCTATGAGAGTCTGTCCTCCGTCAACGACTTCGAGTCCTTTGGTGTCGTCTGATGTGGCGATATACAAGATGTCCTCCTCATCCTTGTTCTCCCCGACGAGGACGCGGAAGTTGTGGATGCGAGCATTTTGATAAGGTACACTTGCATCTGTAAATGCTGTTACCCCATTAGTATTCGTCAAAATCTGAACATTGACATCAATCTCAAGACCTGTGTAAATATCGGTTTCGTCACCAGGCAGCTCAGGAGTTATGATTTCGAGCACAAGGTCATTCTCCTTGTTTCTGTCAGACCAACGGAAGCGCATACGTGACGCTTGCGTTTCGTGGCGAATCGTGTTTAGACCAACGGGAAATGTTCGTACGTTTTCTCCGTCGCTATGCTCAATCGTGTCGATTTCAGGGTACATCTGCCCTGGAATCAAGAACGGTATGTCAAAGGTGTCAGTCGTTGTTGTTGTCCACTCAACGTCGCTACTAATCTCTATAGGCCGCCACGTTTGAACATCTAAACCCAAAGGACTGATTGGGTTGCCTAACGCGATATGAATTCTACCGAAGTTTTCAATACTATCTACATCAGCAACAGGAACGAGGTCTACGTCCTGACTCAAATATTGACCCCCGACGACAATCTTAAAACTCAAGATAGGTTGTGCGCCAACCCAATCAATGTCGGAAGCGGTCAGTTGGCTATCTATCACAACGCGGCCCTTGATTACAAGTTGCTGACCGCCCGTGACCGTGATGTCGGGATTAGCCAAGGGAAAGCTCGTGCCTAGTATTGACGTGATTCCTGCCGATCCACCAAGTTCTTGAGGTGGAATCCAGTAGTCCTCGTTCAAGTTGAATAAATCTCCGTGAATGGTTACGGGCAGTAGTTCCCGCATAGCCAAGGGAGCACCGCCTTTTGTATGTGTGTATGAAACACCACGAACACCATTAAAATATGAGATGTTGCTCCCCTGGAGGATAACCGCATTGCGGTAATCAATCCTGTTTGGGAAATCGTCTAAATATCCGTCGGCAGAAGTAGAGGCAGAATCCTGATAGGCAGGGTCAATCATACTACGCTTGTCGGCTTTCCAAGCGCGTAAGTCTTGCTCGGGAGCAGATCCTCCATCTTCTAGGAATGGACTGACGGCCATCCAAGCACCCATCCATTGGAACAAGGAAACGCCAAAGGCAGTCATTATATCCTCTAGGACTTCATAGCACGTAGACCCAGCAGAGGAAAGGCGTTGCTTCCTGTTAAACGGGTTCTCGTGCATCCTGAAGTCATACCATATCTTTTGGTTCGTCCCTGACTTATCGAGGACGCTATGTGGCCTCTGATCTGTGTCATCGACGTGATTCCAATGGTACATATCGAGTTGCTCCACAAAGAATGGCGCGTTTATCGTGTCGGTAAACAAGTCGATATGCGGTAGGTGAGAAAGGCAGTTGCCAATCTGCGTACGCATAGTCTCGTACACAGAGTCCTCGTAGTATGGAGTGCCGTCAGCCTTCTCATAAGGAACATCTCGCAGAAGGCTTAGTCCATCGGTAAATATCAAATTGACCTCACGAGGCAATTCGCTAAAGGCGTAAGTAATGCCTTCGGGAGAAAGACACCCAATCCAAAAGTCGTCGTACCTAGCGTCAGAGGTAAGGTCAGTAGAACCCCCATCGTGCCGCTCTACCTTAACTGCAATCTCACCCTCTTTCCTTGCGTTAATGATGTCAATAAGATTCTCGCTAAAGTCGTCCTGTAGCAAGCACGTCATTTCCAATCGAGAGCCAATAACAGGCGCGTGAATGGTGTCAGTTGAAGCGTCGTAGTCGATGCTTACAGACTCGTGAATGACATTGATAGGTTGCGGATTCGAGGTGGTAGTTGCCGTGTAACCATATAATGGAAGATTCACCGCGCCAACAGGATCTGCGGCCAAATCATATATGGTGATGCGGTAGGTGTCAGAATTTCGCGTGGGGAGGTAAGCCCGAAAAGCCTTGATTATTGCCATTAGTACGAGATTCGTTGAAAGCGTTTGCCTGATCGTTCGCTACTCAAGGCGATGTCGTATCCCGAGAGGTGTCCGTACACTCGTGTGCCCCCGTAGCCGCCCATCTTCTGCATAAGAGAAGGTAGCTTCTCAAGAGGAATGATAGCCTCGCGGCCCGAGCGGTTGTCACCGACCATTGCGAGTTGCGTCCCCTGGACGATACCACCCTTGCTGAAGGAGGGGATCTCGATGCCACGGATCATACCCGTGAGGAGTCCCATACCGAGGGCGGCAGCTCCGAGTCCCGCAAGACCAAACGAGGCTTGGTTGGCGGGGTTCTTGGGGTCAAGGGCATTGGTAATGATGCGAGCGTAAGCAAGTTCGAGGGTGGCGAGTACCGCATCCTTAATGGCTTGCAACACGCCCTGCCCAAACGATTTGCTATCAGTAGCCGCCTGACCGAGCGAAGCCCCGAAGTTCATCACCACGTCGTTAAGTTGACGTGTGAGCTGCATCTGCGCCTTCTCCACCGCAAGGGTGTCCTCGGTCGATTCGTTGCTCTCATCCTTGGCCTTCTTTAGGGCGAGGTACGAGGCGATCAAGGCTTGCACCATAGCGTCCTCCTCACCCATAAGGTCGATCAGGGTGGGCAGGGTGCTTGCCAGCATACTCATTTGTTGGTTGCGAGCCTCCTCTGCGGTGAGCAATCCCGCTTGGTATTGATTGAGCAGAGAGTCGTTGCGATCGAAGTATTTGTCGAGAGCGTCGTTGACCTCCTCCAACTTCTGCCCCTCCCCGACCGTGCCGACAAGTTGCTGAATCTCTTTCTTGACCATTTCGAGGTTGTCCTTGACATCCTGTCCCTCGAAACTCAAATCGACAAGTGACTTGAACGCGGCAGTATAAGCCGCAAGGCGTTGCTCCCCAATCTTCAAGCCGTCAGTACCGAACATCTCGGCCTCCTTATCAATGGCATTGAGAGTGGTGGCAAGGCGATTCATAACCTTCTCAAGGTCGCTGACCTCCTCGCCCATATCGCCCGAGAAGCCGCCTCCCGTACCGCCTCTTCCCATTTTGGAAAGACGTGCCAAGAGACCCGCTACGCCATCCTCTGCGACCATCATTTCCTGCAAGCGTATAGCTTGACGCTGGAGGTCGTCGAAGATTGCTTGTTGGTCGTTGATAACTTGATTCAGTTCCTTCTTACGGGCAAGTTTCGGGTCGATCGTCATTTGCGTCATTCCCGTTCGGCCTCCATCCCCACCCATAATAGTGGTTTGGTATGGCGCATAGCCCCTCTCCCCTGCCGCAGCCCTTTGTTCTATGTCTTCAAGTTCGAGTTGAGCCTTGACTTGCTCACCGATGGCCGCGGCCTGTTCTTGTGAGATACGTGTCAGTTGACTCTGCAACGCCCGCATTTTAGCCGTTTGCTGAATAGCACTCGACAGGCGATCGTAAGCCAAAGCCAAGTCGTCCACGGTCGTCGTCTCCGTATTGAGATTGTTGAAGTAGTCGGGCTGACTACGCATCAACTCATTTAGGATCTCTTGCTTGCGGAGCAACGTCGTGTTCTCATTACCGAACTCCGCGATAAGGCTTTTGATAGGGCCAAGGACTCGACCTGCGGCCTCCCCTGCCGCGGCATTGGCGGCTTCGATGCGGCCAAGCATACCTTCTGCCTGACTGCCACTAACAAACATATCATATAGGCCGATCGCAAGCAGAGAGACTGCCGTGACCGCAAGACCGATAGGGCCAAGCATAGTGGAAAGGGCCATACCCACCCGAGGAAACATTATGCTCAAATCGAGCAGGGCTAGTTTAGCCTGACCGAGGAGAAACAAGAGAGGCGGTACGACCGTGAGCAGAGTGCCGATGGCGACGACGAGAACCTTGATAACCCCAGGCATACGCGAGAAGCCGTTGACAAGGTGGATTACGGCCTCTACGACGAAGTTGACGACGGGGAGAAGAACCTTACCGAATTGGATGCTCAAGTTCTCAAGGGCCGACACCAAGCGTTTCTGAACCGAGAACGATGTATCGTCCATCACCTCCTGCATAACCTCAAGAGTGCCCGCGGCTTGGATCATACTATTCTCCAAGGCGAAGAACTCATCGCGGTTCTCCTGAAGTACAGGTACGGCAGAGGCGGCACGGACACCGAAGCGGTCGATAGCCTCGGTCATTGTCATTGAGCCGTTGATCAACTCGATGAACTTGTCGTGGGTGTTGCCTCCCTCCTCGGCTAGTTTAGCCAAGATCATACGGAGGCGAGTACCTGCAATCGAACCCTTCACACCACGGTTAGCAAGCACCCCCATTGCCGCGGAGATTTCCTCCATACTGACGGCAGAGATAGCGGCTTGCGAACCCGCGTACTTCATAGTCTCTGCAAAGGACTCGAAGTCCAAGGCCGACTGACTGATAGCAACGGCAATAACGTCGTTGACCTGACCAACATCGCTTACGTCCTTCCCGAAGATGCGAAGGGTACTACCCGCAATCTCCGCAGCTCGACCGAGGTCAGCACCCGTCACCTGGGCAAGGCTCAAGGTGCTCTCCGTGACTGCCGTAATCTCGGAAGCCGTAAAGCCTAGCTTTGCGTACTCCTCTTGGAGTTGGCCTACACTAGTAGCCGTATAGATCGTGCTTGCACCAAGTTCCTCTGCGTTCTTCTGAAGGCGTACGAACGATTGAGAGGTAGCCCCACTAATAGCCTGAACGCGAGCCATCTGATACTCGAAGGCCGTAGAGGTCTCCGCGATCTTCTGACCCGCGATAGCGAGAGGTAGTGAGATGCCAAGGCTTACTTGCTGACCAACACGTGTCAGAGCCGCTCCTGACTTCTTTGTGTGTCTTTGGACATCGGATAGCTTCTTCTCAAAGTTCTCGGTGTTAAAGAGAAGAAGTACCGATAGCTTACTTATTTCCTGTTGCGCCATCTTTGTCCTTGAATTTTTGTGCCCATTGTGACGTAAGGTCGCGGTGTTCGTTTGTTATTTGATGAACAAACTTTGCTTTTTTCTTTTTCGTCTCATATGGGTAAAACGTCTCGGGCTTGAACGGCTGGGGAGTACGCTTTGGATCTCGGTTCAGGTTGGCGTGTAGAGCCATAAGCGAAGAGGTGTGCCACCACATCCGCTTGTCTTCCTCCAAGATATATCTAGAGTAATTGGCGTACTCGAAGAAAGTCATCGACCAAAACGTCTCGGGCAACAAGCCCAAGGACAACCCCTCCACATATATGGAGTGCCAATCGCGGGGGGTCTCGTCTTGGCCGCTTACTTGTTTCCCTCCTTCTCGGTAGGCTCTTCCTCGCCCATAAACGCCTTGGCGATAAGTTCGGTGTACTCTTCAAGCACCTTGGGGCTATCAAGGACTTGAGAGCAGAAAAACTCGTAATCAGGGAGCGATTCGAGTTTTCCTTTGGAAGAGTAAATGTGGTTGATCAGCCCGTAGTAGATGACCTTTGGAACTGCGGTCAAGGGCTTCTCCTGGAGATATGCGTCCATTTGGTGGAACTTCAGATCTTCGCGTTCACACAAGATCCGAAACGCATTCATAGAAAGATGGCAAGTGAACGAGTCCTTGCCAATCTTTACTTCAAACTTACCTGATAGTTGATTCATCGTCGGCTATTTGCCGACAATTTACAACAAAGCGAGATATAATCTTACGCTACTGAGGTAGGATCACCAACGAGTTCAATCGTGCAGGAGTACGTGGCGAAGTCGTCCACCCCTGAAGACAAATCGAAGCTAGTGATGTAGCCCGTACCTCCGTAAGCCGTGCCGTTGGTATCCGTGCTTGACCACACCGCGGTGACCTTATCCTTGCCGATGCACTCGTCGAACAAGACCTTCATATCGAGGCAGCTCGTCAAAGTGTCCCACGAAGCTACACCTTCCACCGTGATGCTAGAAGTCGTCGTGCCTACGGCAAAGGCTCGCGTTGGAGCAAGGCTTGGAGTACTTCCAGCCGTAGCCGCAGTTGTAGCCTTGTAGTTGGTCTCGTACGTGGCGTTGCTCACGCTAATCGAAGCCGAGGTGCTATACATTACGGGCTTCAGAGCGGGGCTTGCGCCCACGGATTCACCTGGGTTCGTGCTGAATGCTCCGTTATCTACGTCGATGTAGATAGCTACTGTGTTCGCGTTAATCGTTGCCATCAGTCAAGAGTCTTGATTACAGGGTTACCCTCCAATTCAAAGGAGGCAGAGAAACTCACAAAGTCGTCCATACCAGCAGAGAGTTCAAAGCTAGTGCAGAAGCCTACACCGCCAACCGCGTTGTCTTCGGCTTGGTTGTTGTACCAAAACACGCCAACACGAGTCTTGGCTTTGCACAGGGTGAACAACTCGTCAGCGTTGTCGGCAAGGGCAGGATCGTAGACTCCTTCCACGGACAGGGAGCAACTCGTCGTGCCAACGGCAAAATCGCGCGTTGTCGTCTCCGCAGTTTCATCGGTGATACTAGTAGCCTCGAACGTGGCGTTAGAGACGCTGATGCTTGCAGAGGTGACACCGACAAGAGAGGCGTAGCCTGTCAAAGCGTCGGGGATTGCGTCCGCATTATTTGTTGGTTCAGCCTTGTACTGAAGCGTACAGGCATTTCCTTTGATTGCTCCCATTTCTATGTGATATGATGCAAGATTAGATTTTCAAGATGAGTTGTGGTCAAACTTCGTTCGATTAAGGGTAGACGAACACGTTTAACGTCAAAGCCAAGATATAGAAGTCGTGCAGCTCGTGGGCATCCGTCAGCACGTCGGTAAGGCTAATATGGCCTATGCGGTACGCCACCCCGTCCACGGTCTTTGTGCCGCTGAACTCCGACAAAGCCTGTTTGACCGCATCGTGGATAGCCCAAGCATCACTCATACTTGTGTCGGTGACGTAGACTACTATGTTGTAGACCTCCTGGGCAATACCCTGATTGCTACGCTCGAAGCCCGTGCCCTCAAGGTCGATTGCGATATAGGGACGCTCCATCCCCTGTCGTGCCATCACAAGACTGATTTGGCTTGCAGGGACAAGGTTAATCACCGCTTGGGTATCTACGAGGATCTTGCGAATGACGTGGATCATTGACCGAGGGCTTTTGCCGCATTCTTGTTCATCGTACGCAAACCTGAATGGCGACGGGTGGGACTTCCTGCAACCAAGGTACGAAGTCTACGGACAAGTTTCTCCCTGATACGCGGCACGTATTCGTGCTTCGTTTGTTGGTATGCGGGTTCGACGAATGGCTGGGCCTTACTGCCGTGGTTGATCGTCTTGCGACGCAAAACGCGACCCGCTCGGAAGCTATAGAACGTAAAGGGGTTCTTGCCCGCCTTCACGGTCTTCTTCTTCTTCTTTGTGCCTAGTTCTACAAGGTGCGCGTGGAACACACGACGCTTGCTCTTGCCCCTAATTACAGGGCCTGTACGACTACCGACCCGAGACCCGTAGCCCGTAGCCTTGGCCGTGACCGTGCCGATGCTCTTCTTCAAGCTACCCGTCTTGCCTTTTGGGGCAAGCGTCTTCATACGCTTCTTTGTGGGTATCAAAGCGTACGTCGTCAACTTCTCCATCTCTCGTCTCCGCTCCTTCACGGTCATACCCGTAAGAACCTGAAGCCGCTTCTCGAAGTACGCGATGTCCGTCGCGTTGAAGACTACGTTAGGAGCATATTTGCTACTGCGTAGTGCCATTAGCGAGGGCGTACATTAATGGTCGGTGTCCAGTTATCTCGACGCAAGCCAAGAATACGCGTGTACTCCGCCTTGCCAAATTCGTCAACACGGGTGATCTCATAGTACCGATTGTTGTACTTGACAATCCACTTCTCCGTGATTTCCGATCGGAACTTCTTAATGTAGAATTCCGTCCTAGCCTCCACCACAAGTTGCTTTCCGTGAGCCTCCTCCCCAATAGTAGACCACTCGATGTCACGACGACGGGCCATAGCCGTAATCTGCAAGGTGTAACCCGTAGTTTGGGTTTCGCCAAAGTCGTTGACCTCCTCGTCGGGAGAGTACAACTCGATCTCCTTATTGAGTGATCCGAGGTTGAACATCAGGTAAAGGCTTTCGTGCGGTAGCGTTCGAGCAGGTGCTTGCTCGTCAAAGGCACTTCGTAGACGCGCTCACGACCTACGTCTTGGCGGTTTTCGTAGAAGTGCCCAGCGATCATAAGGAACGCTTGATACACGTATTTAGGGACGCTTTTAGTCTGCGTGGTAAACTCCAACTTGTATTTGTTGAGTTCGTTAGCAGATGAGCCGAATCCGCTCTTCATATGGACGCGAAGGGGCGAGTTGATATAGTCGATAGAATAGTCGTCCGAATCAACCGCGCTATACGTCCCGTTAGATTGCAGCTCGTACAAGACAGGCGCGTTACCACCTGTGGTTTTTAGAATCTCAAAGTTCTTGTTCACAAAGACGACGGGGTAAGCATAGTCCCAATATGCCGTCCAATCGCAGTCTCCGAACACAACGTCACAATACTCCTCGATATAAGATTGAGTCGTCTCTAGAAGCGTGTTCAGGTACGTGTCCTCCGAAGAGTAGTCGATACGCAAATGAGTCTTGAGCGCGGCAAGGTCAGGGAGCGATCCTGCGATCAAACTCCCCGACTGCGCGTACGTCTTGTCAAACCTTATGTGAGGATGCGGTTGCATTCTTACGTCTTAATACGGATATAGCCTGAAGCCTGATAACATTGGCCTACCGCTAGTCCTGTGTTAGAAGTTGGAAGGTCTGAAACACTAACCAACTTTGGCAGAGACAATGGGCTATCTGCACCCAAGATTCCATTGATAGCCGTCACCGCAGCCGCGGCAGTATCGTAGAACGTCCCGTCGATGTTCACCGCAGTATAGTGCGAGAGAATCAACTCCAACGGATCGTCAGCACTCAACGCGTCGGCATCAATGCAGATTTCAACGTCCTCTTCTTGTACACCTGCCACCCGCGCAAACATAAAGTCCGCCCCAGGAGTGCAGAACAACTTTCCTTCGAGGTAGATGTAACCTCGGATATTTCTAAATGTCATATCTCGAAAGGATTAAAAACCCCCAACCCCATTGGCCGTGCTTTTACGTGCGTGGCATAGGGTCGGGGGTCGAATCAACTATTAGGCTACCTCGCAGTACACCGCAGAGGCCGCGTGAGCCACGTTGCAGTTAGCGTAGTAGTTCATAATCATACGCGTCTGACCGCTATCGGCAAGCGTCACGTTGTCCACGATCAAGTCCGCACCGCCCCAGTAGCAGCAGTAAACGTCGTTCATATTGATCAGGAAGAACGGCAACAAGGATGACTCGTTGGTGATGGCAGTAGAGCTGTCACCGCCCACAAATACATCATCCGTCGTACGAGCCGTGTCAGCAATCAAAGCGGCAGTGATTTGGCTATGGCCGTAAGCCTTGTAGCCCGCAATCGTGCCGTCGGCTTGCAACGTAGGAATACCTCCGTTGGTGACCGCTTGTTGGCTACGTGCCGTAGCAAGTTGTCCGTGAGAACTGAAGAAGGTAGCAGAAGCGTTCAACGCGTCAGCATCACCCAAAGCGGCAATCAAGTCGTTCGCAGAAGCGAAGTCGATTGACGGAACTGCGGCAACAGCAGTCGTGCTACGCAACGTCGTGCCACCAGCGGCAGTAACGAAGTTAGCCCAAGCCTGTGCGTCCATCAAACCACCCGAGTGGCGACGGAATTGAGCTGCAACTGCGGCATCGAAAGAAGCGTTCGACAATGCCAACGTCTGATTTGACACGTTGATCACCGATGCGAAACGCACGGGGTCGATGTCAACGGACTCGATAGCACTACCCTGTCCCTTTTGCTGAACCTCGGTCACTTTAGCCGTGGCATCGGTTGGCAAAGATGGGAGACGCACCGTGCCCGAGACACCCGTAAGGCGGTTACCGCCCGCTTGCTCGACTACGGAGTCAGGGACGAGACCCTGCAAGATGCCTTGTTGTTGCGTACCCACAACATTTGAAGCCGTCGTAGGCCCAGCGGCACGATAGGTCAATCCGATTGGGATTTGGATCTGACCCATTGGCGTGATGCCTGAAGCGCGGAACTCGTTGAGAGCCTCTTGCTTCATCTCGGCTTCCAAGCCCTCCAATCGTCCGTTCTGACGGAACTGATTGATGGCAGACTGCAAGTCGTAGTTTTCAGCCGCCTTGGTCATCTCGCGCTCCTCGGACTTGGACGCTTCCCCTGCCATAGAACGGGCCATAATAGCCTCGGTCTTTTCAGCGTTAGCGATCTTCTCGTCCAAAGAGAAGATGGATTCATTGAGGTCGGCCTGCCGAGCCTCTTCTTGTTCCGTGAACTCCCGCTCTTCTGTTTTGGCGGTGTCCACGAGTGCCTCCAGGTCAGAGATCAGAGAGGCACGTTCTTCCTTCAACTTCAAAGAAGTTTTCATTTTGAAAGGGTTTTGTGATGGTGAATAGAAAGGAGTGCCTCCGCTACCTTCCGCTTGGGGGCAGACGTAGGCTGGATTTCATCTTGTACGGGTGTCTCTTCGACAACCTCGGGTTCGGCCTCCAAAGCCGCGATAGCATCGCGCATCTTAACGGAGGTCTGCGGGTAGGCGGGTGATACCACAGGCGAAACATCTGCGATGCGAGCAAGGCTCTTAATCGTCCGACGATATGTCCCGTCGTCTTTTTTCTCGTAGTCGTCTTCGCGGACGACAAAGCCGAAGCTACTGCCACGGACATCACCGCGCTTAATGCTCTCGGCAAGATCCTTGGCGTAAGATTGATCGCCCAAGTTGAACTTGTAGTACAACCCGTGCTCATCAACCTTCAACTCTAACGTGCCCTGACCATTGTATGAACGTGCTAGTGGCATATTCATATCGTGGTTGAACAAGGCCACAACGTCGTCCATCAGACGATCGTCAAATGCTCCTGGAGATACAACCTCTTCAACCGCCCCAATCATTGTGGGTTGATTGAAGACTGCGGCATAGCCTTCGACCGTGCGTCCTTCATCTGCCAAGCGCACCTCGGTGTGCTCATCAGAGGCAACGTAACTGCGTCGCTCTACCTCCGTAGTTCTTTGTTCTTGTTCCATATGCTTGTCTTTTTGTCTAGGCGAACGCTCCTCTTTGTCCTCAACGTTGTTGCGTTCCGCTTCTGCGATAACGCGCTTGCACCAAGGCAACATAGAAGAGCCTCCCCACGCGGCATACATTATGCTTCCGCAGATAGGCTTGCCGTCAGCGTCAGTAAACTTGCCTTGATTGTAGACCTTGGCACGGCTCAAAAAGCTAAACGTGCGCTTCACGGTTGCTAAAGAAAGAGACTCGCCACTTGCGATTTGATTGGCGCGTTGCCAACCGACAGGAGTGCCGCACGAAGTCCCCTGCGTCTCCTTGAACTTCAAGGCGCGACGAGCCGCACTACGGGCAGCTTTGGGGTAGTTATTGTACGTCGGCATCGGTGTTTTGTCCCGTGATGTAACTAGCGTAGTCCGACATACTCTCAAGCGGGATCTGATTCACTTGGACGAGATTCAGGTCACCCCCTGGGATACTATTTCGGTCTTCCAACCCTCGAACTTCGTTAATGGAGAGCACTCCATCATTCAACAAAGTGTGATAATAGTTGGCCCGCGCTTGCATATCTCCACGCATCAAGCTAATCATACTGAACTTGAAGGCGTAGTTAGAACGCTCGACGGGCAGGAGCAACTTGCGACGGAGTTCCTGTTCGATGTTTACGACCCAAGGATGGATAGTGTGCTTGGCAAAGAACAAGTCTTGTTGCTCGACGTTGCTATACTTCACGTCACCGCTCATCTGAATAAGCGAAGGCGGGACGTTGAAGATGCGGCAGATCTCCTCCACTTGGAAGCGACGGGTGTCGAGGGCTTGCGCGGTTTCGGGTGGGATGCCCACGCGCTCGTACTTCAACCCAGCCTCAAGGATGGCCGTAGCGTGGCTTGCGTTCATCCCGTGGTATTTCATATCCCACGTTTGGCTCAAGCGTCGGTACTGATCCTCACTCAAAGTCTTGTCGGTCATAAGTACACCGCTCATATTGCCTCCGCTACCAAAGAACGAAGCACCATATTGTTGAGCTGCATACGTCAGACCGATATTCTCCATATGCTCGCGGATCGGGCTGACCCCACGGAAGCACTCGATAGCAAGGACATCCTCGTTGAAGAGGGCCTCCTCACTTTCGCGGTAGAGGTAGATGCGTCGCCCGTTCAAGTCCTTGGCCTTGATCTGATCGGGAGGCACAAGGTTGAGTGACTTCGGACGACCATTTTGGTCGCGCTCGATAAGGGCATAGCCCCCACCGTGCATCAAAGCATCACTTACGAGGTAAACCCAAAAGTGATACGCACCCATATATTCATTTGGCTCTTGTGTAGCCAAGCGATAGGCGACGTGTTTGCGGTCTTTTTTCTTGACACCCTCTTGCATCTCGTACAAGTCGAGATCCAAACTAGCGATAGTGCTTGCAATCTTGTTGACACAGGCGTACACGGCACTAACGGCCATAGCACCCTCCTCGCTCAACATCACTCCGCTTCGTGTAGGCTGCCAAGGGTAATACAGGGCGGGGTCGTACGTCCGCTCTTCCACCTGGGCGGTAGGAGCGATCGCTTCTCGAACACGAGTGAAGAACCCCTTGCGGTTTTCAGCCATTATGCAATTATATGGCTTTCTAAATCTTTACGCATCTACGATGTTCGATTTCTTTTTAAGATGCGACGAAGAATAGTATGGAAACTCTGATAACAACTATAGCGATTGCGGCCAAAGAGGTCGTAGTAGTCGTTCTCAACCGAGTAGTATGCGTCGACATTACGTGGGTAGTCGTAGAGTCGCTTTTGGTATTCTTCAACAAAGCCTTCGGGTGTGTTTAGTTTGCGAGCAAGTTGAAGACGCTCTTCGCAGGTCATAGGAATCTGATTGTGTAGTCTTCAGGGAAGGCATCGTCCTGCGTTTCAGTCATAGCCTCTCCAACTGCACAAATCAGCGCGGTGATCCCATCAATCTTATCCTGCGACCGACTCTTGTCAGGTTTGCAGTTCATCGCGGGGTCGTACGTCACTTCGAGGTTTCCTGCCATCCAGCGGAGTACAGGATCTCCCTCGTGGTTCAACTTACGCTCCAAAATCAGGCGGTAGACCTCCTTCATAGGTGCGCTCATACTGACGTAACCCTGACCCATCGGTGACATCTCAACCCCGTCGTGGGTAAGATTGATTATGAGTTGGGAACTATTGTATCTGTCGAACGCTATGCTACGAAGATTATACCGCTTCATCAAGCAATTTTCGTCAAATTTTACTACACCATTTTCCACATAATATCCTGATATACACTTCCGTATGTAGTCGTAGTCAGTTACGTTTCCAGGAGTGACCGTGACCTCATCTGCGTGGCGCAACTCCATATAGATCGTGTTCTCATCTTTGTAGAGCCGCTTCTCGATAGCCTCCTCGGGTAGCCAATAGAATCGCTTGGTGTCGTAACCGCCATCGTCGGTAGGCGCAACAAGGACAAGACTGCAAAAGTCACTTACGCTTGCAAGGTCAAGTCCACCATAGCAGGGCCGCTCGCCATCCCACTCCACCACACCAAGGTCGTTCTCTCGCCATATCTCGTCGCTCACCCACGTCTCACTAGACTTGACCCATAGGTTGCAATGCTTCGTCTTGAAGTTTACCTCCTCTGCCCCGCCATAGTTCTTCGCCTGGACGCATTGCTGACGGAGGTACTCATAACTGATGCTATGACCAAGGCTAGGGTTCGCTTTGATCCACGTCTCCTCGTCGCGCCAATCGTCGTCCTCGTCAAGTTCGTAGATCATACTGAACAAAGAGTCGTCACGTTTCTTGCCGTCAAGGACTTCCTTGCACGTCTTCGCCAACTGATAGCACGGTCCTGACACGTTGAACCCTGCCGTAGTGATCGTAAACATCAAGGGTTGCTTGCGGCTACCCATAGACGACTTCAAAACGTTGTAGACTGCCGAGGTGGGGTGGGCGTGGTATTCGTCAACTACGGCAAGGTGGGCGTTCAACCCATCGAGGCTATTCTTGTCACTCGACAGGGGTTCTGCCTTGCTATTTGTTTTGTTGACGTGCATATTGGCTCGGTGAACCCCGATGCGCTTTGAGAGGCTCGGGCTAGACCTAACCATACGTGTTGCTTCGTCAAAGCAGATCCTAGCCTGATCGCGCTTGGTGGCGCAGAAGTACACCTCGCTACCTTCCTCGCCATCGAAGTCCAACATCGCAAGGCTTACGCCACTCAACATCGTGGACTTGCCGTTCTTACGGCCCACCTGAATGTACGCGGTGCGGTATCTGCGGTAGTGCGTTTCCTTACTCCTCCAGCCGTAGATGTTGGCGATCACAAATTGTTGCCACGGGAGCAGCTCGAAGGACTGACCCGCGTATGTCCCCTTGCTATGTTTAAGGAAACGAGAGAAGAAGGTGATGTACTTCTCTGCCTCGTCGGGGTCGAAGTAGAAGTCTAGTTGTTCGTCAGAGAGGTCGGAGTGGAAACGCTCAACGGCTTTGTGAACGTACTTCGACGTTACCACTTCCCCGTTCAACACGTCCTCCGCATATTGGACATAGGATAGTTCGCTCATTCTTTTCCGTGTGCTTGACGACCTGATACTCGGGCGTGACAGGATGTACAAAGCCCTCTAATGGTCTCGATGTCGTAGAATCTATCGTCCTCTCCAGGGCGCATTCGCACGGGAATGATGTGGTCGGCAACGGTGGCTGGGATGAGTTTTCCAAGCCTCTCGCATAGGACGCACAAAGGGTCTCGGAGCAGGACGAGTTTTCGAGTCCGTTGCCATTGCTTCGTATGGTATCGTGGATCGGGTTCTCGCAGTCGCCCGCCTTGTGGCTTGCGTCCTTTCGGTTGCCGCTTCCAAGGTCTTTTCTTTTCACGCTTCGGGATATTGGGCATATTGTTCGATGGCCTTGAAGATTTGTAAGGCTACTTGTGGGACGATTGCATTTCCGTAAGCCTTGATGCTCTCTCTTCTCCATCGAGAAAAGGTAATGTCGTCCAATTTACGGGGAAGCCCATCATCTCCTCCACATACAGGGGGGAAAGTTGGAAACCCTGACCAGCCCGTTGACGCAAAGTGTCTTGTAAAGTGCTCCCGTATTTCGCCTTGGCTTCCGCTAGGGCTTCGGGACTCCGTGCCGTGTTCCAATCGAAGGCCGTGGGTGTCGGTAGCATCTGACTCTTGGCTAGGTCGTGGAGTTGTGCGCTCCACTCCGTCCCGCCCTTGTTCTCCCTCTTGCCGTTCTCGTTCACCTGTACCGCTCCACCGCTCATATTCTTTGTGGTTGGAGTTGGCAACAATCGGATTGCCGCTAGGTGATCTAGATACAACGCCCTCTTCTGCCCACCATACTTCTCCTGACGATCTTTGCACTCCTCCTCCGTTCTCTCCCTTGTTTGGCTCATCACGGTAGGCAACAAACCATATGCGTTCTCTTCGGTGGGGTGCACCGACACCCGCAGCTGGAAGTATAAACGGTTGTACGGAGTACCCACTAGCTTCCAGGTCAGCGCACACCTCTTCGAAGACCAGCCCTCCATTCCAACTAACAATCCCGCGAACGTTCTCGCCCACGATCCAGCGTGGTGAACACTCTCGAATAACGCGCAACATCTCGGGCCACAGGTGGCGTTCGTCGTTCTTTCCCTTTCGTTCTCCTGCGTAGGAGTATGGTTGACAAGGGAATCCTCCTGTGAGGACATCAATTCGTCCATCATAGATAGTTGCATCGAGTTCTCTGACATCCCCGTATTGTTTTGTGTGTGGAAAATGATATTTCAAGACCTGACGTGGAAACTCCTCCCACTCGCAGTTGAAGAGGTTAGTCCAGCCCATCCATTCAGCGGCTAGGTCAAATCCGCCAATGCCTGAAAAGAGTGAAGCGTGAATCATAGCCCGCAATATCCCGAGTCACACCCCCACTCCTCAAAGTTTATCTCAATCTGCAACCTGTGTCTCTCGATCTCCGAGTATGACACCTCTTTCTTGAACTGATTGCCCGTTCGCAGCTCCTGATTCTTAAACCACTCCATCTTTTTGGGGTGATCGTCGAACTTTTTGCGTAGCACAAGCGGGTTTCTATGGAAGCAACCGACGCAGTTGTTTTGCTCGGCAAACTTCACAGGCTTGTTTTTCCAATACTCTACGATGTTATCGCGCTTAATTCCGTTCTCGATGAGTGGGAAAACGGGCTTTTGCCACCCCACATTCTTGTATTGACGAAGGCCGTCGACGCACTTGTCGAGCATATTGCTTGCCCGACGCTCCTCTCCCGAGCGGAATCCTATCTGCATCTCCATCGGCTCGCCCACATTTTCCTTCCACCAATCGAACATTGGGTCAATCTTCATCTCGGTAGTGCAGAATCGCGTCATTACGTTGGGCAGGTACTTGCCTTTCTTGTCGATCAGATCCTCAAACGCCATTCCGACAACCCAATGGATTTCTTGCTGGAGGTATTGCTCCAAGTCGAGGATGGTCTCAACGATTACGTCCTCCTCCAACGTCCCGACAAACTCACGACCTATTTTGTCGCTTACCACCTTGCGGAGGTACGGATCGGGATGCTTGCAGAGCGGGTCGTTAGTGGTGACCAAGGCAAATACGAGGTAGTCGCTCTTGTACTCACTAGCGATATATGCAGAAGACTGTCCTCCGCTGACACTTGTGGCTCTCTTCATTGCTTCTTGATCAGGTCATAGTCGTCCTCATCATTGTCCAAAAGCATCCCCGCAATCTTCTCACGATCGACAGGCGACAAGCCCCACTTACTCATAAGGCTCGTGAAGGCAGCTTGGGCCTTGGCGTAAGCGGTGTATGTCCCGCTGACATTGCTCGTCCCGTTCTCGAAAACTTGGATAACGTCGTCGGCATCCTTTAGACGGTCGGCACACCACTTCATAATGACCACATTCTTGGTCAGGGTAGATAGCCCTATTGCATCTATGGTGTGGAGTAGATCATAGTCTTGAAGGTGGGTCACCAAGGCATCATAGACTTTCCGCTCCTCGGGGCTGAAGTCGAAGATCGGTTCGGGGGCTTGCGCGTCCACTTTCCGTACAGGCTCTACCCTGCGGCTCGGTCTATCCGTGCCCTGGAGGGCCTTGAGTACGATGGTTTTTCGTTGTGCAGTCATAGGTTTTAAGGTTCGGTTTGGGTCAAATATACCACATTTCCCCTTACCCCCCCCACCCAAAAAGTGGCCTCAAATGTAGGAGGC